TCAGAATACCACTATGCCATAAATTCCTTTACCTGCTATCCGGTACTTGTTCACTAATGCGCGCATATGGGCCTCGTCAAAAACTACTGAAGCCGGCACCCTGATTATGAATGAATCGCCAAGCAGTGTGGTCTCACCAGACGTGTACAACGAAAGGGGCATGGTAAATCCGGTTGCGCCCATCTCGCTCACCAACCCCAACCAGCGTTGCGAGGCCTCCGGTATCGTGTATGTAAAAACAGGATCTTCGTAACTGCCGTCAACTATCATGATCCCACGCGCAACAGGATCAAACGTATCATTCAACACAGCCTCGAGAAACACCACCTGACCGGTATGAGCCAGTGTATACACATCGCCTTTCCTATGCCTCAGGAACTGCAAATGCAACCACTTTATAGGTGCTATCAGGCACCGCAGCCACGCCTTCATCTTCGCGTTTCTCAATCGCACCGGCAGCAACTGCACGCGCAAAATGTCGTAACTAATATCAAAAAACCCCATCGCAATTTTTTTTCGGTTAATCTTGTTTGTCTACTCAGGTAGGTATGCCTCGTAGGAAATATTGGCCGCAAAGTGCGTCTCGTCCAGTTTCATGTACCCCGCATCCGGAGTGTATTTCACCGTGATAGGAACAAATGCAGTCGATGCATAGTTTGCGTGGGCAGCCAATACCTGCCCAATCTTCACCCCTTCTATCGCTTGTAGTGCGGCAATAAACTTGTTAAGAATAAACACCCCATTGAACGGAAGGTCTGCCAGAAACGCCTTCACCGCGTCTATTACAGGGTTGATAGAAGTACCATCTATCCTCGAGCCTGCTGCCGTCAGCACCAGAGGGTCATAGAAAATCTTCAACGACACTCTGAATATATCGGGCGCATCACTTGTAATGTGCAGCCTCACTCCGGCATCCTTTATCCTGTTCATGTATGCAGTAAATGCACTAAGCTCAGGTGCTGTCAATCCCTCCAAAGCGGCAGCAGGTCCCTTCGCTACTTTTATTCTTATCATATTCAACAACTCTATGGCTGCAGCGTATTGTACAATTGCCACACTCATATCCTCTGTTGACTCGGCATACTCATCACTATCAGGCGCGAGTGCCGCACCATACTGAAATGCCTTTGCCTTGTTTACATACCACGATAACTTGTGCGGACGCATCGTACCGATCTTCAAATCCATCTCAGACCTGTGTGCGTCAAATAACTCTTCAAGGGTCCATATACACACAGCAACCACAAAAGTCCACAACCGCCACATAGCTACCTTACTGTCGCTCCAGGTATATGTACTCAAGTGCGGATCAGTTGTCATCGTGCTGATTATCTGGTCTTGTATCTCCTTTATCTTTCTTGCCATTGTTTCATTATTCAACTGTTATAACCATCGTAAAAGCAGAAGCCGGATAAGTGACTCCCGCCGCGGTATTCATGTATGTCGTTTTTAGTCCCAGGGTATGCAAACCTGCGTTGAGCATCACCACCGTCTTGTCGGGATTACCGGGGTCCAACGGATCAGGAATACCAGCACTCGCTACTCCCAGCCATTCCATACTATAGGTGCTGAAGTTGGTCAGGACGATCGGAGCGTGGTGCCTCAATAACCTCAATGTAACACTCGTGTTTGTAGACGACACCAACTCAATACTTATGTCACCCAACAAATGCTCCACAACCGCATTGCTGGTATTGTCAAAAACGGTCACGGGTGCTACGTATGCCGCATTGCCGGCAATATCACCATACGTTGCCGTAGTAATGGGCGCACTCAGGTCACTCCATACGATCATGTAACCGAACCCAACGGTCCATGGCAACTTATATGGAATGGAGATACCGGTCATCGCTGTTACAGCCTCCGGCAACGCACTCTCTGGTACTAATCCCAAGATAAACCGCTCTTCGGTCTGATAATTAAGCCGATTGTTTCCGGGAAAGTCAACATCTATCGGATTGATATTCGAAAATTCGGCAGCACCCTGCATCTCGAATTTGTAATAGCCCATCACATGCGGGTCACCTACCTCATTCGGCACAGCAAATATCCTTGGGCGCAATACTATCCAGTAGCCCAATCCGGTAGTGTATGCTGTTCCCAGTAGGATTTTCTCTCTCCGCAGGTATTCTATTGTCGATATGTCTATAAGATGGTCCGATACTTCCGGCAGGTTCATACTGTTCCCCGCCACTGGCACACTCCCTATGTCTGCTCCGTTGGCCATTGCTACACTCATGGCAGCCTCCACTGTTCCATATTCAGTAAGAACAACATCCAGCAAACTCTGATTGGGCTGTACTATTCCTGTTTTCATTTTCATGTATGTTTACTTGTACACCGCATTCGTATCTATCGATCCGTCTTTGTTCAACTTGATATCCGAAACTATCATGCCGTCTCTGCAAAACTCGACGTTGATAGCCCGTATCATTCCATCAAAATTCTCGTCATTGAGATAGTTGAATACACCGGCACAAACCGTTGGGTTTTCTTTAAAATCTCCCTTATTGTTCAGCAATAACTGCCGCTGATGTTCTGCCGTGCTTTCCGCTATCACCAGGTCCCCGCTATCGATCGAAATATCGTCTCCTTCATCCAGTGAAAAGTCTTTCATCTCCCTCGCCATATAATTAACTTTTTACGCGGCCAACAAATTGTTTAGTCTCAACAGAATTGCATCAAACATGGCAGCATTCACTGGCACCGAACTGGGTCCCGCAGACGTCGTTACTGTAATAAGTTTTATGCAATCCAGCAGGTCCCGTAAAAGCGAATAAAGATCTTCTGCTCCTGATCTGACACTTACTTTTTCCGCAACCCTTACTGTGGCCATTCCCGTTTCTATTTCAATGGATTCAGGAGTTACTAGAACCGATCGTCCATGCAACCGCACCTCCCATTTCGCAACGCTGCTTGCCTGAATCAGAGTCCATTTCCCCGGCCCGTCAATGCTGCCTATCACCACATCGCTACCCTCTTCTGGAATGGCGATCACGCCATCTGTGCCATCACTCGTTGCTTTAAGCAAAACATCCTTTACTTCCTGTCCGTTTGCCGAAAGCACCACACTCATTGTGTTTGCACCGGGATCAATGCTCCCGCCGACAACCTGACCCGATACTATTTCATACGGTCTCCGCGATAGCTCTTTCAACCCATCAATTATCCTCACACTATTTCTATTCATCCTCTTAAATTTTCGTCACTCTCGGCCCCACCTCAATGATTCGCCTGGCTCCACCAACACCAAACCTCACCTCTACACTTTCCGCTACATAGATCCCATCCCTATCTTTGTTCAAACTATCCGCAATGGATACTCTGTATCCGGGCTGAACATACGGCTGCAAAAAGGCTGTGAGCCGCCCGTCAAGTCCGCGATACCTGAACCGGGCCATTCGCTCATCAGCTAGTTGCTTCAGGCCTTTTCTACCAGCTATGTGGTTAAGCATACGCAGATAATTTGCTCCAGTTTTGCCGACCTTGCCCGTCGTGCCGGATTCAACAACTCCGTTGATAGGCCGCCTCATATACGTCACCTGTGCCGGTGCAGCTTCCGTATTGTGCGCCCTAAGCTCACTGTCTCTTAACGCATTATACCCCACCTTGTATCTCACTAGGCTACCCCTATTAAACACTTCTCCATTTGCGCATGATGTATAGAACCGCCCGCACCACAGCACATCCCGCTCCGCCATAAAACATTGTATGTTCCCATCAGTATATGTGCTGATAGCGTTTACCACATCTAATCCCGACATGCCGGCTGAAAACACATTGGTCAAATCCACATTGTCCTTGCACTTGACATGCAGTCCGGGGAGCATCTTTCTTATCGCTACTATTGCGCTCTCAACATCGTTTGCGTTAACTATCTTCTCCGGCACAATTCGCCTTAGCAACCAACTCACACCCTCGCATTCTATTGCAACATGCCTATTGCATACTACATTTTTTACATAGCCTGTAAACTCCGTTTCAAGTGAACCATTGTATCCAAGCTTTATAACAACCGCATCTCCCGCGCTAAATAGTTCGGATGTCGTTCTTCGTTCTGGCTGGGCTCTTCCCTTCCGCCTTATCATAGCCACCGCAGGGATGTGCACTTCGGCTGTCTCCACTACACTGTGCACGCTCTTCCTTATCACCACTTCATTCACGGTGGTAAAAAAAAATCCACCTATCGCTATCTTACTGTTTAATACAAACATCACTCTATTGATATCAGGTTAAAGGTCTCATCACTGATCAGCTTCAATTCATAGGGTCGCACGTTCTTTACACCAGGTATCACCGGCATGCGCATTTCGGCTATCACCACTTTGTCGCTGCCACTCCTGTCTGGTCTCAGCAAGAATATATCGGTCACGGCTGATGCAATGGAAACGGGCTTATTCTGTTCATATGCATCTCTCAACATCGCTATCTGGTCTTCAGGAAAATCATGAGTGGATCCTATTATCAGCCCCCTTATCGTTATCTCGTAGTCCGATGTACTGATCATCTCCTTTACGGTACCCCTCCGCTCAGTCAATGCAGTATCTATGATATACTTCTTGCTCTCTATACTCACCACCGGATTGGGCAACTGCCACGATTTGTTCGGCTTCTGACCAGAGTTCGACTCACTTCCCGCACCTCCGTACGCCACTTGGTCTTCATCCTCAAAACTGACGGTGACCGGCATGAAAACTTTGCCATTTCTCCCGTCTTCCCAATACGGCGAACCACCCATACCGGCACCCGACCTCATGCCATCCACCTCACCGTATGTCTTCGGGAAATTTGGCTTGAACGCTTCCGGGCTCACGCCAAAAGCCTTTTTATAAAGATCCACCAGACTCAAACTTATCCTCGCCATCTCCTATCCTATTGTATTTACGCTTTCAAGAATGTCCATCAATACTCCTTCTATCTTCGACCGCAACTCATACACACCTCCGTCACCCCTGCTCGTTTGGATCGTCACCGATCCTATCAATGGCTGATTGATCTCAACTTTCACTGCCTGGTTTCGCTGATTGCCGTTCCTGCTAATTTCTCTTCTTCCTTTTCCTGTAGCACTTTGTGCAGGCAGCTCGAATTGCGTCTTTTCAGCTTCCCCTGTATTTGACAGCACTGAGCCGTCCATCGAAAAATTCGGCTTTATTGACATAGGCCTTATCGACCGCATAAAATTGTTCTTGTAGATTGTTCCCCTTTCTGATGGTAACATCGAACTATTTTTTAACACACCGGGTGATCGAACTATGGTGTTAAGGAATATGTTCGGTACTTCACTAGAATGAGACTTCCGGAGACTACCTGATGCACGCAGGTCATACGCCACCCGAGATTCAACTTCATTTCGCAACCTGCCTATCGCTCTTATTCTCTCAATCCGTGTTCTCGTCTTTTTTGCATACAAAGGAGCCGCAATTCTCAACCCTTGGTGTTGAGTCAACAAAAGTGTATTAGCGTGATTGCCACCTGTCATCTCGCCTATGAAAACCCGGTTCTCTTTTGATTCCCCTTCCGGCAGTCTTCGGTAGTCCCCGGATTTTTTTGCATCGTGAGAATCAGGTATTGTCAATACCCTGGAGCTCGTAACCGATTCCAATATCCGCAACTTCCCTACGCATGCAATTGGACCTCGCAACTTATTACCCTCTAAGAAGACTGGAAGTTGGTCGATGTGTATCTCTGGCCTGTTCCCTAAAATCTCGCTTGTCCTTTTACTCCTGCTCCCTTCTGTCGCTTTCACCGAGATCCGCTCTTCACCAATGTGTTGCTTATCGTTCTGTCGGCCACTCCCCCGATCTTGGGAAACCACGTTCCTCCAATACCGCATAAACCTCAATACCGATGACAGCCTCATGCCACTCATTTTAAGACCTCGATTCCTCAATTTCACAAACTGCGCGGCCAACTCAGCTATGCTGTTCACTCCATCTTTTCCGTTGGCTTCAACCTTTTGCTTTTCGGCTCCCATTGTTCCCTGCTCCATCTCTCCTCCTTTTTTCTTCTTACTCATGCTCATCTGCAGGCAGTTCACGTTGCAGTATATAATTCAGATGCGCAATTTTCCTCGCAAACTCTTCGTCACTCAACCTCCTGTGGTCCAGTCCCGGCAAATGGTATTCCAGTATCGTCTCCATATATCCCACGGGATCGTGCGTCGGACCGCCGCACGATCCCTCTATAAGTTTACCAGTACAGCCTTCTTACCTTCCAGTTTCACCTTCAACTCCTGGCATACACCTATGAACATCTGATCATCACGCAGCACCTCCTCACTTCCGCCAAGAAAGGTCAATGACGCCAGCTCTTCATACATGTCCAGCGCACGCTCATTGTCGGCCTTGCTCATCGCGCAATTCAATTCATGCCTTCCTGGGTTCTTGAAGTAGGCAATATGACCATCCACTTCTATCGAGTAGATTCCATATTTATGGATCGCCTTCCATTCCCTTATCTGCGCATCAGCTACACTCCCTATTGGTTTGCTATTCTGTTCGTTCATCTCACTTCTTGATTACTGTATTGAAACAAGCTTCATGAATACTATTGGCAGCGTCACGTCCATATGTTTTGCTCCCTGGTCCCATCCTTTCTCGAACTCTTTTATTTCCACGCCCACAAGGGTGTCTATCTGCAACCCTCTCGCTCCTTTGGCCTTGTACGTGATCACTATGTCGAATTGCAGATCAAGGATGTCATCGCCACCAGCCAGTAGCGCCGCTTTGTTCATGTCATCCAGCGCTCCCTTCAGGACCTTTATATGTCCCTCATAGGTCCGCTTGCCTCCCTGTATACTTATTGGCTCATCGCCTGCAGCATGCAGCAATTGTTTATCCTTCAGGGCTTTGTATTTCAGCCCCCTTATCTTGGTCAGGTTCGATCCCGCCACTGTTACGGTCATATCAGCCCATTCACAGTCTTTACTATCGAAAAATGGTATCGTTGGCATTTTTGATTCTTTTGTTCAGTTATTAATTGATCAGTTCTTTTAGATCGCCGGATTGTTGAACCCAAGGCTGATCTCTATCTGTGTCGCATATCCTACCGGCACAATTCCTATTACTACATTCAGCTGATTGGTGCTCAATATGTTTTGCTCAGGATCTATAAAGCACTTCACACTGCTTATCTCCCTATTCGCGGTCATTGTATTATTGATCAGGTTCTCTATCTGCTGGCTCAGCCATTTGCAGAATCCTGGCTCCAGTGTTCCGTCTGTGGTCACCGGCACTTCATCATCCACTACCTGCACAAACGTTATATAGGCCAGCACATGCGCCTTGTCTATTACGCGTCCTCTCGCCAGCACACTGTAGTCGTCCGTCGTTGCCGCACATGTCGGATCACCTGAAAAATAATAACCGGTCGTATTCGGATAAGTCATGAAGGTGATGAATCCCTTTCCTGCTATTACCGGCAGGCTTTCAGCAACAGAGGCCAATGCTGTTGTTGCAAGAAATGCGCTCGTATTCGTAAGTGGCCCGTTCCTCACCCTACTTATCTTTCGCTGCACGGGCACCGTTGAAAGCACTCCCAACACCAGCCCCACACATGCACCCTTTCCGGATTCCGTATCGCCTATCACAATAGCTGTTCGGTTATTCGTTCCTCCTATTGCCATGTCAGTCAGTGCCGCTGCGATACCCGAATAACTGGTTCCTCCTATCACGGCCCTGAATGGCTTGTGCGCTTCAAAGTACTCCTGCGCAAGTGCCGCCATATTGGTCGCTGCGGTATATACATCCTCATTCACACCATTGGTCACAGTCACCGCCGATCCCGCTGCAATTACTGCAGCATCATCACTCAGCACACCCAGCAATTTTATCCTGCCTCCCGCATAGTCCAGCAGCTTCCTTGCACCTGCCGTCTCACTCACCAAGGTCACCTCATCAATGGTCATCGTTGCAGGTACAAGCATCAGATACAGTTGCGCCCCACTTCCCGCCTGTGCATAAAACTCCTTCACCTGTCGCAGGGCAAATGCGTTTCCTGTCTCTGTTATCCCTGCTGCATTAGCAGATGCTACACTTGTTATCAGTATCGGTGTGCCTACCGTGTAGGCCCCCTCTGTCACCCCGGTCACTACCAGTCCTGCTATCCCATCATTGGTCTGCAGCGTTCCGCCCAATTGGCCGTTGGCAAACGTAATATTTACACTACCCATTTTCTTTCTTTTTTTGAATTATAGTTTTTCGTTGTCCACTTGTTTTCAGAATACCACTTGCCAATGAGGTACTTACCTTACCTCGATGCTGTATATTTTGCCTGAACAAACAGATCATAATCCCTTTGCTTCATCCGGCCGCCATCCAGCGCGGCGGTAATAAGGCTGGCCAGCTTATGCAGTAGCGCGTCCTTCACCTCTGGTGCTGCTTTTGCCAGCTCCGTTATCAGGCAGCTGATTCTTGCGTGTATATCTCCCTCGTCTGCGCATGTATTCATTGCCGTCAGGGTCATTACGGCTTTCTCCAGTGCTGTTACAATATGGCGTTTCAGCAGTTCATCTGCTTCACCGGGTATCAGCATTGTCACTGCATCTGCTGCGGGCGATTCCAGCATTTCTTTCAATGCCGTTGTTATCTGCAATGCCGTTTCAGCGTGTGCTTCAACATACTCATCAAAGTGTTGCACGAGCTGCCGGATCTTCTTTCTCATTTTCTTACAGAACATATTTTCTTGGTTTTAGTGTTTATAGAGTATCGCGCTTGTCTCCAGCGCATGTAGTCGTTCGGCATGCTCATTGAGGCGGCGGTGTATCATGGCTTCCTGGTCTTTCAACCCCTGTATCTGTTGTCCCTGCACGGTTGTCACTTGTGTCAGTTGTTTCAATTCAGTCACTATTTCATCCAGCCTCTTTATCACCTGATCCGTGATCACCTTTACCGTAAAGCCCAGTATTGTTGCCATTACACCGGCCGCCCCAATGAGTATCCATATTTTTATCTCACTCAGCATTTTCTTCTTTTATGCTGCAGCCTGCACTATGGCCACAATTCCCTTCCCATCGTTTCTGCGTTTCCTCGCTCCCATTCTCACACCCACGCTATATATGTCACCATAGTAGGTAGGGTCTCCTATTCGCTCAAAGAAGGTGATCTGTCCCAGTGCGCGTTCCACCGCACTCACCTGCCAGCACAGCACACCGTCATTATCGTCTGCTGCCGCCAGTGCGCCGTAGCTGTTCACTTCCGGCAGCGTCGTGTTATCGTAGCTCACCACACTTCCCCTCATCATAATGTTGAACCCGAACAAACGCCCCAGCACACCGTCTTTCACATCATAGGCTGCACTGAAATCGCGGTATTGTGTCGCTGACATATCATCTGTCAGTTGCTGAAACATGTCTGCGCTTATCAGGGCATACCTGCCCTCCATCGGTATGTTCTGTTTGTTCATCTGCAGTTGCGCGTGTTTCAGGTCGTTCACCGTCAGCTTCTTTCGGTTACCTGTCGTGTCATCAAGGTGCGTCGCCGTCGATACACCTGTTGTCCTTATTATCGTCCCTGTCGCTCCCGTCGGGCTCCAGTCTATCAGCAGGTTCTCTGCTATTGTCTGCCTCAGCGACGACTCATACTCCGCAAGTATGCTTTCGCGTTTGTTGTAACTCAGTTCAAAACTCTCCGCATTCGGTATCAGTATCGGATCCGTTGTGAACTCATCCAGCACATACGTAACATCTGTGTCCGTCCGCTGCACTACTGTTGCCGGCACCGATGCTCGGTTCTTAACCACTGTCGCCGTTGCACCTGCCTGTGGTATGTGTACTACCTTGCCCTGCAGCACATACTGACTTGCATCTGTCGACGCCAGCAAAAACTCATTGTTCTTGAATAGATTTCCCTCTATATGGTCCTGCCATATCTCTTTTTGAATTGCCATCTTTTTTTATGATTGTTTGGTGATAGAATTTTATCTCATTACTACACACAGCAGTACCTCACACGCTCGTGCATTTTGCTTTTTCCCGTAGAAGTGGGCGTTGTTATTTTATTTCTCTCAGGCGTTAAATTTGTTGTTGAACAACTCCTGATATCTTGCGCCATCTGTCGCGCGCAGTTCCATTAGCTTCTTACCACTGGGGTCATTTCGTTCATAGTCGTCCCAGGTCCATTCAGCAACATTACCTTCCGTTCTCGGTTGGCTCAGTTGTTCAGCTATCGATCGGTAAGCAGGCATTGCCGCCAGTAGCGTTCGCAGTCCTTCCGGGTTACCCGCATAGTCGGTGGCCAACCGGTCTCGCAATTCCACTGTCACTTTCTTGTCTTCCAGTGCCCTCACCAGCAGCGATTGCACTTCGGCCTTCATACGGCTCGTTTGTATTTCCTCCAGTGTCGTTGTCAGTCGGTTCCTTTCTTCATACAACAATTGATTCTCTGCTTCCAGTTGTGTCGCTTTCAGTGTCAGTTGCTCCACTGCCTTGCCTATTTGCAGTGCGTCACTTGTCTTATCCATTTTCAGGTACGCGGCCATTGTCGCCAGCAATTCATTATTGCCTATCGTGTAGATCGACTTATTGCCGCTCATGTCCGCCAGATTCATTTCGTTTTCATTGGCGTCATACAGTTGGGTCAGCGCATTGCAGTTCCCCGGTATGTCCACCAGACTGCACTCTTTGTTATACCACCTTGTTATCGTTGGTCCTGTTTGGCCCGGCAGCATCAGTTCTTTGTCCAGGCTATACTCCAGCACCACTATGTGCCCCACCGATGCCGCGTTCAGGAAACCGTTTTCCACTTCCTGCAATGTCTGCTCTCCTCTCGCGTTCACCAGATTGATCACCGGCACGCCCAGCACCTGATCTCCTTCTACCCGTAGGTCTTCCCACTTCAGCACTATGCCATCCTCGCGCTTGTGCATATAATATCCTATCGGGTTCTTTCTGAATGATTCGATCTCGTAACCCGATGTCAATAATCTGAACCCATATTCGTTCACACTGCTGTCCGAGAGCACATAACTCCGCTCTGCTTTCTTCAATTTATCGGTCATGATAGGGATTTGGTTGTTTTGTGACACAAAGGTCTTTCGCATTCCTATGCCCTGCAAATCAGGTATCTGTCATTCGCATTTACTGCCATACGGTTCGCCGTCTGCTGCTTATCATAGATTTATTTTCGCTCCCAATCAATTCATGCTCAGTCTGCTTACACATTTCATTCTGCCGGGCGCGCCACATGTTCCGCTTTCTTTCATTTGCTGCTGGTGTCCCAACTCATATTAATGCAATTTTTGCTGAATATCCCCCACCTGCGCGCCCTCATGGTTCACGCAGAAATAATATCTTTGTTCCTTATGGCATCCTTACAGGAACAGATTCTGCCCTACGAGCAGGAAATTAATTCTTTCAACCCCGCAAACGCCGCCGACCTCGAGCAATTTCGCATCAGGTTCCTCGGCACCAAGGGTATTGTCAAACTGTTGGCAAATGAAATGAAGAACGTCCCGCCGGAAGGACGTAAAGAAGCCGGCATGTTGCTCAATTCATTCAAACAACTTGCCGAGGCACGCTACGAGCAGTTCGCCCATCTCAAAGACGAGGGCAACGCCAATGCTGCGGCAATAGATACAAGTCTCCCCGGCGCGGCGCTGCCTATCGGCACTCGCCACCCGCTGCGCATTGTCGAGAACCAAATTGTCGATATCTTCAGCAAGATCGGTTTTAGTGTCGCTACCGGCCCCGAGATCGAGGACGACTGGCACAACTTCACGTCGCTCAACATGCCCGAGAATCACACAGCTCGAGACATGCAGGATACTTTCTACGTGGCACAGAACCCCGACTGGGTTTTGCGCACCCATACGTCTTCTGTTCAGGCGCGCATCCTCGAGACCACTCCGCTTCCGGTTCGTGTCATTTGTCCCGGCCGTGTTTATCGCAACGAAACAATTTCAGCTCGTGCTCATTGCTTCTTCCATCAGTTCGAAGGACTGTACGTCGATAAAAAGGTGTCTTTCGCCGATCTCAAGCAAACGCTATATTATTTCGTCACAGAGATGTTCGGCCCCGATACTAAGGTGCGCTTCCGTCCTTCATACTTCCCGTTCACCGAGCCAAGTGCCGAGATGGATATCTCATGTACGGTATGCGGTGGTTCCGGCTGTAGTCTGTGCAAGCACACCGGCTGGGTCGAGATCCTCGGTTGCGGCATGGTGCACCCCAACCTCCTCCGCAATTTCGGCATCGACCCCGAAGTATATTCCGGTTTCGCGTTCGGCATGGGTGTAGAACGTATCACTCAGATCAAATATCAGGTGAACGACCTCCGTCTCTATTCTCAGAACGATGTTCGCTTCCTCCGGCAGTTCCAGGGGTTGTGACGACACTTAATATCATTTCATAAAAAAGGAGCCACTGCAGTGGCTCCTTTTTTATTTTTTAAATATCCCTTTCAACGGGAACGAAGAAGGAATTATATCATGCGAAAAGCAATTTGTACACATCTTCCACTTTGTTCACCATCTTTATCTCGATCTTGTAGTTTTTCTTGTCCAGTCCCTTCGCATTCGCTTTTGGTATAAATATTACATCCATACCCAATTTGTCAGCCTCTGCTATGCGCTGTTCTATTCTGTTCACGGCCCTTATCTCTCCGCTCAAACCTACCTCACCCACCAAACAGATATTAGATGGCAAAGTTTTATCTTCATAAGAAGATAATAACGAACACACTACCGCCAACTCTATCGATGGATCCTCTATTTTCAGTCCACCCGCTATGTTCACAAACACATCTTTAGCTCCAAAATGGAATCCCCCCCGCTTCTCCAGCACCGCCAGCAGCAATTGCAGCCTCCTCAGGTCCATGCCGCTCACCGTTCTTTGCGGCGTTCCATACACTGCTGTTGTCACCAGGGCCTGCACTTCTATCATCAGCGGCCTTGATGCCTCCATTGTTGCGGCTATAGCTATACCGCTCAGCGGCTCATCATGTTGAGATAATAAAATTTCAGATGGGTTCGACACTGCGCGCATTCCCTGCTGCACCATCTCATAAATACCCAGTTCTGCCGTCGATCCGAACCTGTTTTTCAGTGTCCGCAGTATCCGGTAGGCATAATGGCGGTCTCCTTCAAACTGTAGAACCGTGTCCACCATATGCTCTAAAACCTTCGGTCCGGCTATCGATCCATCCTTCGTTATGTGACCAATTATGAAGACCGGTATGTTCGACGTCTTCGCAAATCGTTGCAGCTCAGCGGCACACTCTCTCACCTGCGACACACTACCCGCCGCCGACTCCACATACGGAGACTCCAGCGTCTGTATCGAGTCTATGATCAGCACCTGAGGTTTCACCTTTTTCACTTCGTTAAAAATTGTCGCCGTGTCTGTCGCTGTCAGCAGGTACAGATTATTGTTGGTCACTCCAAGTCGCTCCGCACGCAACTTTATTTGTTGCGCGCTTTCCTCTCCCGATACATATAGTGTCCTTATCGTTTTCCATTGCAATGCGCATTGCAGAAACAAGGTACTCTTACCTATGCCCGGGTCGCCCGCCACCAGTATCACCGATCCCGGCACCACGCCGCCACCCAACACCCGGTTAAGCTCTGTATCCGGCGCTGGTAGCCGCCTTTCCTCTACATGCACTACGTCATCCAGCTTATGCGCCTTGTTTTTTTCTTTGTTCTCGCCGTCCTCCCAGCCCTGCACATCTCCTCTTTTCTTTTCCTCACGCTGCACCACTTCTTCCACAAACGAATTCCATGTACCGCACGACGGACACTTACCCGTCCATTTCGGTGTCTCATATCCGCACTGCTGACAGAAGAATGCTGATTTTATTTTTGCCAT